TAATTGACCTCTGCTGAAACAATCATCCCATATTTCGGTGCCGTTGACATAAAAATTTTTAAACGCTGCTGTAAATTGTGTATCAACATAACGATCTAATATGGGCCATAACTTCCATGTGTTGTCTTCCATAATTAATTTACGCAAGTCATCATCGTCGACTAATCTAAAAATACTGTGTAAATTTTGTTCAAGCACTGCTTTACGCAAGTCTTCTAGTTCTCCGGTTACTGTAGACGGAAGCAATCTAAAAATGCTTGAAATATCTTGATCAATATATGCTCGACGTAAATCTGCAAGTTTACTATTAGTTGGATATAACAACTCAAATCTATCTAGTAATTCAAATGTTTGCATCAAATTGCTCCTGCAACCAGTCAAAGTCATTTATTAATCGAAGGTCAACATCTTTAGACTGCCCAAACTGCATGCCTGCCTTTGCTCCCTGAATTGCATATTTACCAAAGGGTCTATCGTGTCCTACTGTAGTCCATGTTTCGAGTCTTGCATTTGTTTCATCGTCTTTTTGTCTATCAATTACTTTTGAACTTAATTTTGCACACTCTCTAAATGCACTTTTCCAAGTTTCAAATGCCCCTGTATTAAATGCTGTAATATTAGCAATAGCAGGCATTGCGTTAAACTTTTTACTAATACTTGTAGTCATATCAGGTCGAGTTGTGTCCATGTCTAATGTAAGCTGCCTTGGAAATAGTTTTAATCCACCGTATCCGTATACCATATCATTGATAGGATTTTGACTGCGCCACACAAACACATGATCATACTGCCAAGCAGCAACTTGATGATCGAACTCAAAGTCATCCATTACGATTGCATCGCCGTCTACAATATAGAACATCGGTGTCGTACACTGCTTTGCAGCAGCTATGTGTGCTTGGTGTATACCTTTTACACCGTGTACACGCTTTGCGCTAGGAACCTTTTGTTTTAGAAGTTCATAGTTTTCGTCTGCATTAGGTTCCTGATAACTTATGAATACAACATCATGCTGTGCAGGAACGGATGCTACAATGTCATGTTCTTTTTTCTTGGCAAGGAATCTAAACATAAACTCTCGTTCTGAAATCTTTTGATTCTTACTTGCAAGTATAACTCCGTCGTGATATTTTCCGTTCTTGAACACATGGTTTATATTTCTATTATATGTGTCGTGATGAGAAAAATGCATATCAAATTTAAAATCGTCTTGTACAACAATATCGTCAAATGTGAGCCAAAACATTTCAAACTGTGATTGTTCTCTAGCTGCTAAATAATCTTCATATGTTGGAGTATGGAAGACTTCAAATGGTTTAGGCATACTTGCTACTATATCTATTTCTTGTTTGTTAACAAGAAACCTATATTCAAATTCTCGTTTAGATATGATTGCATGTTTGCTGCACAATATTATACCGTCGTAGCAGTTGTCATTTTTAAATACATGATTTGTATTTCTTTCGTATTGTTGATCATGACTGAAATACATCTCAAATTTAAAATTATCACATACATCAACATCTGACGGGATCATCCAAAACATTTCAGTAGTTGATTTCTCTAATGCATCTAAATATTCGTCATACGAATCAACATCAAATATATCGTACTGCACAGGACCACTTACAACATCGTCCCACTGTTTTGCGTTTACTAAAAATCTATAATCAATTTGTTTTTTATTAAGTATTTTGTTTTTTGAACACAAGAATACACCATTATGCAATTTCTTATCGCCGACACTATGTACAAAAGAATGATTTTCGTTTCTATCATAAGTATTATGATGACTAAAATAAAAGTTATCTATAAAAGATCGGTCATACTTTAGATTATGAGATACTGTCCAAAACATTTCTGTCGAGCTACTTTCTAATGCATGTTCGTACTCTTCCCAAGTTTCTACATAGAATAAATCATATGGGTTAGGAGTGCTTGCTACAATGTCCCATTTTTTTGCATTTACAATAAATCTATGTTCGATTTCTCGTTGACTGATCGGTAAATGCTTACTGCATAAAACTATTCCGTCATATTCGTTATTATTTAAAAATACATGGTTTGTTTTTCTATCGTAATCGTTGTCAAAATTAAAGTATATGTCAAATTTAAAACTATCACATACATCAACATCTGACGGGATCATCCAAAACATTTCAGTAGAGCTGTTTTCAAGTGCAGATAGATAATCACCATATGAATCTATTTCAAATATATCGTACTGCACAGGACCACTTGCAATTATATTCCATTCTTTACGATTTACAGGGAATCTATATTCAACTTCACGTTTTGATAATACAGCGTGTTTACTGCACAAGAATACACCATTATAATAATCAGTATCATTTACCCGATGTATAAATGCATGATTCTGCTTCCTGTCAATTATATCATGATGAGAAATATAAAAACTGTTGACTAAATTATTATCTATTTTTAGATTATTACTAGTCATCCAAAACATTTCAGTAGAGCTGTTTTCAAGTGCAGATAGATACTCATCATACGAGTCTATTTCAAATATATCAAAAGACATTGGAGTGCTTGCTATAATATCAACTTCTTTTTTCTTAGGAAAAATTCTATGGTCAATTTCTTCTTCTGTAATAGTAACACTTTTGGGCACTAGTATTATGCCATCAAATATATCATCATTTTTAAAAACATGAACTATATCTTGGCTCCATTGATCTGGAATATAATCAAAATTAAAATCATCGCATATGTCTAGGTCATTACATATTACCCAAAACATTTTAGTCATACAGATCTTACGAGCTGTACTTATATTATCAGCACGTTTGAGCGTTGTGTATTTTTGTTTTAACTTATTATAACGCTCTGACTCTGGTCCTATATAAACCATGTCATACATTATAAGCCTTTCCAATCATTTATCATACCTGTGTATTCAGGAAAAGTTTGTTCAAATTTTGTATCTCTACGCTGATCGTGTTGTGCCATATGTAGTACAAAGTTTTTTCGTTGCGTATCAAGATTGTCTCTAGAAGCAGCTAAAAACATATCTAAGTTGCGCTGAACCTTTTCAATTTCAAAATCGTAAAACCCTGCAAAGTTATCTACATTTGAATTTTCTTTCATAAAGTCAAGTGCGTCTTTAATCATATAACTATATTCTACAGGAACAATATTCATGCTTTGCCAATTCGGATCTCTTAGTATTGGCACATCAAACCATATACGCTGACGAGGGTGTATTTCATAATCGTCATGTGTATTGTACGGATCGACAATAGGAATATATTTTATACCCTGTAACTCCTTACTATACATTGTACGCAATTCTAGCACATATGTCAAGAACTTTTTAAAGTTAGGAAGACTTAATGCATTAAAAGTATTAATAAATGTTAATGTTGTATTATTAGTTTCTGCTAAAAATCTATCAACATTATCCTGCATCAGTTTGAAGTCTAACCCTGTTCTAATATACTCAGCTTGCTCTTCTACTGAGTCTACACTAACAAACAATGCTAAATTTTTAAGTGCAGGATTAACATACCAATTGTTTCCACTACCAGGATTAAACTTTTCTTTATCTTCCCATATCTGTATTTCTTCTAATTTTTTTGTTTTAGAAATAAACTTGTCAAACAGTTCGGTCTTTGGCGGGCTCATATTTGTTGTAATACTCATCTCTAACGATGTGTTAGGATTTTCATAGATATAGTCCAATACTTTGAAAGTGTTTACATCCATTAAAGGCTCACCGCCTGTGATACGAAATACTTCTAGTTTCTTATATAGTTCTGGCCACCATTGCCAAAAAGCTCGCAAGTAAGGATTTTCGGCTTGCGGCACAGTAAGAGGCATTAGTCCTTGCTCTGCTAATGCATTAGTATCATTGTGTTTTGTGTCTACAAGTTGATAAGGACCATGTTGTTTTATTTCATCATGCCAGGCAGTGCTAAGATGAGGGCTACAATACATGCACTTTAGATTACATGCTTGATTAAAATTAACTTCTACATAGCGCGGAGTAATATTACCAGTGTCAAGAACATCAATAATATCTCCTCGTGCATTTTGTGCCCAATATTCTCCTGACCTATATATACGATCACTACGACCGCCTTGATCTTCGATCTTCCAGCAATAGGTACATCCGCTAGGACGCTCGCCTTTTAACATCTGAGACCGCTCTGCTTTTTTTTGTTTTGTATTATGCAATGCACTAGGGGTGTTTACAATTTCTTCTACATCTATTTTATGCAAGGGAGGATGGTAACAACTGTGTGTTGTGCCGTTTGTTAAATGCATACTTACCTGTGCCCATTTTGCATAGCACATGCTAGAACTAATTCTTTTTAATTGTTTTTCAGCAGTGTCTGCTGCATTATTATAATTGCTCATTTATCCACTCTGCCATTTGTTTAAAACTATGTCTACCAGGATGTACAAGATCTCTAGCACTTCCGTCTATCTCAACTTTCATGTCTACCCTTGCAGCATGAGCAGCATCTGAAAAGAACGAAACTTCTAATAAATTTGATCTGTCTTTACAAAGAGCCTTATTTGTTTCAGCATACGAATGTGTTTGCATCATTGCATTTACAGGATTATAAAAATTATTAAGATAAAGATCCTTTGATCTTACTCGATATAATGATGCGTTGTGGGTCGGTATTCTATCTTTGGTATTTTGAGACCAAGGACCATTATGATAAATGTCTGCTTCGTGAAAATACATACCCCTATCAACAGTAGTATAATTACAAATTATGTGTGTAGGTGAATCGAATTTTTTATATATCTGTGTAAGGCAATAAGTTATATACTGATTTGATGATCCTGGAATTCCTAAATTTACAACTTGCCTGCCTGATAATTTTTCTAATTGTGCAGATATAGTATCTTTGTCATCTACTCCTACACCGAATGTACAACTGCATCCTAATATTACAATAGCATTTTTCCAGTCTATGTCGTTCCACTCATATGTTCTAAATCCGCTAGAATTCCGAGTATACTGAACAGGAGTATCATAATAATACCATTCTTTACCTAAGCGTGTTCTATTACTGACCCACGCGGCTTTATTGTCAGATTGAAGATATTCGTGCGTATTTAGATTATGTTCCGGTAAATCAACTGCCCACACACCAAAGGGATGCGTACTACGCTCTCTTACATAATTAGGCCAATCTGGCTGTTGTCTAGAAAAATTCCAATGTGGTTTTTTGTCTTGTATAAACTTTTTTTCAAATTCAGGTGGTATTATTTTTATAATTTCAGAACTTGTCATGATATTTTCTTTATATGTTTGGCCAAACACTTAGCAAATAACGCATGTGCTTTTTGGCCTGGATGAGAACATGCTGTTATGAACCCTAACGGAGATCTGTTTCCTTGGAACTGAAAGTAATGATCTATTTTATTTTCTACATCAGGTTCTTGGTTAATTGCAAGATCAGCAAAAGTTTCGTATCCCATAGGTTTAAACATTTTATCCCAAGGCCATAAATTTAAATATCTATCTACAAAAGGATCTTTTTTAAACATACTAGGCTTCATGTACTCTGTCATTTTTTGATCAACTCTTTCGATTATCATACTTAGTTCATTGGCAAAATATTCTTTATCATACCGCTTATCAAATCCTGGAGTAATTATAAGTTTTGCATTATGTAGTTGACACCAAGACATCAACTCTTGTACATGGCCTATTTGTTCTATTATAGCCATTTTATCACTATATAATGCTTCTTTATAACCTTGCCAAAGTTCTTTTTGGGGCCCGTCTGTATCTTTTTCGAAAGGCCACATTGATAACCATCTATAATGATCTCTATTAGTGTCGTTTGCAAAGTCAAATCTTTCTATACCACTAGGACAGTATATAACTATTATTTCTCTACAAAATTTCCAATTAATATCATTAAAATATAATTCTTTAATACTTGCTCTATTACCGTTTCCGCGTTGTCCGAAATTAATAGGAACATATTTTCCTCTAAGCTCGTGCGTTGCTAACTGATTTACAAAAGCATTTTCATATTCCATAAATGTAAAATCTATATTTCCGTGTTTCGAATATAATATTGGATACTCTTTTATAAGTGAAGTTACATCATCAGAATTAACTAAGTGCAAAGGCTCTCCATGAATATTTTTAAATTTATATTTGTCAAATATTTCATCATTTATTGCACCTTGTCCTTGGACAAACGAACACCCTATAGATACTATAGCTTTTCCTTTTTTTGCTAGATCTTTGTTAATCTGTTTTATTTGAGAATTATACATAAAATAACTTTCTAAACTGCTTCATTATATTTATTGAAGGGGCATTTGCAAGTCTCTCTAAATGATTTCTATTATGCGTTAATATCGAAGACAATGATTTAAGCCAAATAATCTTTTGTTTAGGTGTAAAGCTATCAATTCTTTTAAGTTCATTTATAATTGCTTCCATCCTGTCAAATGTTTCTAAAGTATCATATGTTTCGTCTATATAAGGATGAAATGTCATATATCCTAATTCACGCAGTCTATGCAAGGATCCTTTGTTACTGTACATTATAAACGGCTGTGAACATGCAATAGGCTTAAATGTTTTCTCACTTAGAAATACAGTATGCTTTGTATCAGGATCACTATAGTGCGCTTCGCTCACAATCGATAACCATGTTTTTAGCATGATATCTTCATTGTACTTTATTAAAAACTGGCCACAATCTTGTGACTCGTATGTGTGATTATCAGTTTCGTTAGGCGGATACATAGGTAGTATATCTTTTACAGCATTATATTGATCGTCTGGTAAATCTTTACCTTCCATAAACGCATTATTTTGATTAAAGGCATTCATAGTATTAATGCCTCTATCTAATAAATTTTGTTCATGTAATTTACAAAATAACCAAGCACGATGATTTCTAGGACGCTTTTGTAAGCAGTCGTACAACTTAATAGAATTAACATTTTGTTTTTTATATCTTAGTTGGTGTTTTATTGTTGGTAAATTACTTTCCGGTATCATACTTGCCATAGCAAGTTCAAAATGAGAATAAGGAAAGACATTTAATCTTACTTCGTCTATTAACCCATGTTTGTCTGCCCAAGCGTTGTATTGATCGTAACTGTTCATATTCCCTGTTACATATATTATTTTCTGTGCAGGGATATCATATTTTACACACTTGTCATGAAACCACCCCCATAGCCAAGGTTCATGATAACCTTCGTGAGATTGATCTAAAAGTAAATATGCTTTCCCCCATTTTAAGTCATGACGATATTGTTTATTTAGGTGATCAAACGGAGTAGTATTACTTCCGTAGGGTGCTTCGGCCCAGCCGTCGGGACTGTGCGCAACGCCTGTTGCAATAATATACGGCTCGTCACTAAACAACGGTGCAGTCGACATTGTAACATTTAAGCTAGGATTATTTCTAGAAAATCTATATAATACTGTTACTATCGGACTAGGAGTAAACCTGCGTATACCTGAAACATTTATATCGTCACAAGACGATAAGTTATAAAACTCTTCTTTGTTTGTTATAGATTCAAAAACAAAATGCATTAGATTAACTTATCCTTCCAAGTCTTTGGCGTCTTGTCATTAACAATTTCTAAAGGAAATGTATAATCAAACGGTTTTACTCCCCTACGTCTGATGTATTCTGTTGTGCGCACAATTGCTGTTTTAATATCTGTTGTAGTTTTGTAATCTAATAATTGTCTTGCTTTATCAGCACTACATACGGCATGTTTAACTTCGCGTGGCCTGTCATTCATATGTATCGGGACGGCATTAACTCCTGTTTGATTTGCTACTAGTTTTGCTAGCTCCTTGATAGTAATTGTACCTTCATCAGGACCTATGTTTATAACTTCGTTTACAATAGATGGATCTAAACTCATCCGTTCTAAGCAATTTACACAATCGTCGATATATGAAAAACATCGTGTTTGCATACCATCGCCGTAGATAATAGCAGGCTTTCCTTGGAGATTTCTGTTTATCATTATACTCATAACATTTCGAAAAGGATCATCGTAACGCTGTCTTGGACCTACAATATTATGAGGTACTGCAATATTCCATTCCATACCATGTGTTTCACTAAGTGCTTTAAGAACATCTTCACCTGCTACTTTTGCAATACCGTAAGGATCAACTGGCCTAGGCTGCATATCTTCTGTAAACGGTAGTTGCTGATTCCCATATCTTGCCATTGATGTACAATAAACAAAACGCTTAACATTATTTGCAAGTGCTGCACTGATAACACTTACACTTGCTTGAAATATATTTTTTGTAATAAAGTCAGGACTTACAACACTAAGACCTTCGTGAGCAGTAGCAGCAGCATGTATAACAATATCTACATCTTTCATTATTTCGGTCATACGAGATCTATCACAACAATCGACTTTAAATAATGTTGCCTTTTCATGTACATTATCTTCGTACCCTCCAATAAGTGTGTCATTGCCAGAGACAGTATGCCCTAATTCAATAAACCTATCAGCTAAATGACTGCCGAGAAATCCTGCTATACCTGTTATAAAAATATTCATATAGTGCCTTTACACAAGTTATAAAAATTTTCCATTTCTGGAAATGTTTCTAAAAAGTTTACATTGCGTCTACGATCATATTCTGTAAACCAATTATAAAAATCTTTGCGACCTTCTGTAATCTTATCCTCGTTATAGTTTACTGTTGCAAAGTAATCTCGCACTCTGCGAAAGCGTTCGTACTCTAGATCACTAAATTTCCTCATGTCTGAGTCATCTTGATTTTCTTTTATAAAATCTAAAATTTGATCCATGTAAGGTAAGAATTCATCTTTAGGCAATATGTGCATATCATACTGCAATGGCTCTTTTAAATATGGGGTATCAAATCTAATGCGTCTACGCTTTCCGTCATAAAATTCGTTTCGCCAATCTAGTACTTTTTGCAAGAACAATGTAAAATTTGTTACGCTTAAAATGTTAAAGGTACACATAACAGTGAGATCCGACTTTGTACTATTAAGAAAGTTTTTCATGTTAGATTCCCATAGTTCAGTGTTTAATCCTGTACGCATGTATTCTGCTCGTTTACCGAAAGAGTCCATACTAGTATATACTTTAAACTTTTTAATCTTGTTTTCTTCCAATAGTTCATTAACATTATCTGCAAACTTACTGATAATACGAGGACTAAGACCCATATTACTGTTTAGATTAAGTTCTATGTGAGGGCGTGGATTTTGTTTTAGTTCGTCAAATATACGCCAAGTACTTTTGTGCATTAAAGGTTCGCCGCCTGTAACACGCAATATGTTTAGGGTTTTACTTAATTCTGGCCACCATTCCCACCAAGCCTGTATATAAGGGTTATCATCTTCTGCCATTGGTTTAAACCAATCAATATCTAATGCATGATTATTAACACCGTCTACTTTACCAAACTTTTTTATTTCTGCGTGATATGAACTACTTGCCATAGGATGGCAATAACCACATTTAAAGTTGCACTCGTTACTAAACGCAACTTCGACATATTCTGGATTTACATTAAAGTCCCAGGGGTTATTTAATATTTCTTCTACACGCTCTGGTTTATATATAGACTGATTACGAATCATTCGATCGCTTATATGACCGTCTTTCATATCTTCAACATTCCAACAATACTGGCACCCGGCACACCTTTCGCCTATTAGCATCTTGGCCCGTTCTTTTTTCTTTTCTAGCGTGTTATGCAATGCACTAGGATTATTTCGTATTTCTTCAATAGGTATATGGTGAGGAGAAGGATGATAACAACTATGTGTATCGCCAGTATGTAAATAGATAGTAGTATGATGCCACTTAGCTAGACAGAATGTAGGACTGATGTCGTCTATTAGATTTACATTTTCTTTGATAAGATCAGTTTCTGATTTCATTCTGGGTCTATCACAAATTGTTGATTAGGATTTCTACTAGGGTTTTGGTATACAGTTTTAAAGAACTTACTCTGTCCAGCGTCTAAAGGATTTACTGCAATAGGAATGTCCATTTCTTTAATTAATAGATTGCCTAGGTCTTTTGTACGCTCTAATAGGTCTTTTCCGTTAAATATTTCCATTTCGATATTCCAGTAATTGTTTAACCATTTAAAGTCACGCACATTTACATAGTCCCAATCAGTACACATAGTCTTGTAAAGTCCTTCTCTTGCACCATAGATTGCCCAAAGACCATTCTCAACATCTGCGCCTACCATCAACCAAATCCAGAGTCTGTGTAGATTTTTCCAGTGTCCTTTTAATAAGTCTTCTTGTGTAGGCTTAATGCCTCTATCAAGTGCCATTTTAACACCTTCTCTAAAACCAGCACGCCATGCTTGCTGTGGTGTTGCGTTATTGTAAACATTACTATAACAGCTATTTTGCTGTATATATTGTAAGTCCCAGCAGAAGTCAACCTGTGCATGAAGATTATCAGCATCAGCATTTTCGTGTGTCTTCATATTAAGGACATATTCTTTAGGCCAACATTTTAATCCGCCGTTACCGTATAGCAGTCCGTTAATAACATTCTTACCACACCAACTTATTACACTTGATTCTAGATCAGCATGTTCCTCAAAGTCAATTTCTTGTGTAAGAAATTCAGGTATAATCTTATTATCACCATCAACTGTAACAAAACGATCTGTTTCACTTAACTCTGCACATGCTTTGTGTGCAGCATCAGATCCTTCAACACCATGCACACGCTTTGCCCACGGAATTTTACTACACAAGTCTGCATAGTTTTCTTCAGCGTTTGGTTCGTCATAGCTTAGATATATAATATCATAATCTAGTACTCTAAATTTCTTACTCATTTGTTACCTCATAGGAATATGTATCAAATCTTCTTGTAGTATATATGCTCAGCGGTGTTCCGTCAAATTCATATTCTTCAGAAAACGGTAGTACAATATAAAATTCATTACGCAACTGTGCTAGTGGAAATGAAAGTGTTTTATGTAAAACATTTGGATTATTTTTTTCTGTAATAAAAAAATTACAATCTATATTCAATGTTACCTTCTGTTCATTTAATTTTGCTTCTAGTTCTCTACCGATATAAAATTTCCAACATGTATTTTTTAGATCCTGTATAATTTTTATATCTGCATTTGAATCATTATTACACTCATACAGCCAATCATTTATATTATATACATACTTATCTAATGTGTTACGGTCTAACTCATACATTTTGGTTTGAGTATTGTATGTAACTTTTACATCAGTAATAGACTCTTTTCCTGTGAGTATATCTTCAACATCTTCAAATGTTGTTTCAATAGAAGGATTATCATCTGTTGCATCAGGATCGTTAGTAACACTTAGAATATTACCAGTTGTAGTATCAAAATATACTCTATAACCAGTTGCTACTTTAGCTGCGGGCGCTTCCCATATTACAGACATAATGCATCCTCATATAATTTTAATATCTTATCTGTAGGAAATGTATTTTCAGTATAATGAAAAATTCCGTCTTGTTTATAATTACCTATAATTAGATCTAAATTAGGTTTTAAATACACACCTACTCTATCTTGCCACGACTCTGTTACTGTATTCCATCCTTGTATGTGAGGCTTCATGTGCGTAAATGTCGGATACTGAGATTTTATATTTGTTATCTTATCTTCACAGTCTAATATTTTAGTTACAATAGCAGCACTTACATCCATACTCATACGCTTAGGATAGTGTTCTTTTACATATTGACCATAGAACAAATTCCAGTTGTTTGATACAAGTTCTAGCCATTTATAAAAATCGTGAGCAAAGTCACATTTTTTAAAGTAATGAACACCTACATATATGTTAGGAAGATTATTACTGTTAAATGCCTTACGATAGTATGTATCTTCAATTAGATTACCACGATAATCGTAAACATTACTAACAAAATACATTTCGTAGTTAGCTAAAAATTTCCACCAGCTGTCTATATTTTGTAGCACTAGCATATCAGTATCCATTACAATAGTTTCATCATAAGGAGTCACATGATAGGCTTTCCATCTATTCTGAACTTTCCAGTCTTCTGTTTCTGCACTATCGTCCCACGGAATTGGAATAATATGTTCGAATAAACTTTGATACTTTTTAGGCACAGGATCGTTAGTCACTATAGACACGCTAGCATCATTTGTTGCCTTTATACTCATTGCACAAAGACATGCTTGTGTAACATAATCGTCTTGACTGTTTTGTGCAATCATTAAGAATCCTTTAGACATCGATTACCCTTTCAAGACTAAATTTATTCATTACATGTACACTAGAATTTTGAAATCTAATTGGAACATATTCACCTAGATGCGACTCCTTTTCAACTAAGAATAAAAAGCGCTCATCTGTCAGCTCTACAATTAGATCTTTATCTGTAGTATAAAATAATTTTCCAGGCATACGCCCAGCAAAGTTGCCCGGCTGGTAACCATTCATAATATGAATAGCAATACTAAATGCATGATCATTTCTATAGGTCACAGAGTTTATTTGATAGACACTATTATAATAACTCCAGTTTTCTTGGATGTGTTTGATTAAATCAAAAAATATGTTGTTGGTATCTGTTTTCCTAAAGAATACACAAGTTGCCCAGTAAAAATCTACACTTGTGTCAGATACATAATCAAATTCAGAATAGTCTCTAAAGTTTGCTAGATCATAAGCATTTTTGTATATAAGAAAATCTAAGTCTTGATCGAAACAATTTTTTAAAACATCATCTGCAATAATAAAGTCTGTATCTAGTAGTATAGTTTCGTCGTATGGACTAATATCAAACGCTAGACACCTCGAATCATTTTTAAATTCTAAGCGTTTTTGTGTAATACTGCCGTCATAGTATCTTTTAAGACTGTGCGTATCGGTCCAGTCTAATTCTATCACTGTATCAAATACTTCTTTATAATTTGGGTATGCTTCTGCAAGATAGTCAACACTATCAGTTGCTACTGTAGTAGGCAAATTTAAATATTTGCGTACTCGTTTCGCAAGAAAAATTGCCTGTTTGAGATAGTCAACTTGCGAATTATTCCTAGCAAACGTTAAAACACCTTTACTCAAGAATACCCTCCACTGATCTATTGGACTTTAGTTTTGTATATTCGTTAAGATAAGTGTTAGATGCTTCAAAATACTTTGATAACACATCATCTAAAAATGCACTAAGGTCTGCTATTTCAACTGGAATATTATTATCGTCAACCAGTACAATTCTAGATTGCTCTAACGACACAAGAGTATGACAGAAACTTATTAGTTCCTGCGTAACAGTAAACTGGCCGCCGTTGTAATAGTGTATAATATCTTGTTTGAATTGTTCTGATAGTACTCTTTTTTGATTGTTAAGAGTAACCATGTAATTAGAAAAGTTTAATGCTTTTTCAAGTCGCTGGTCCATACATATGCTCCTATAGTTAGCACTAGTATATAACCGTTATATTATTTTGTCAAGGAATATTTGAACTTATTGTAAAGTTGTATTGTTAGTGTAAGTTGGTGTAGGAACTGATACATAAGAACCAGTTGCTCTATATTGACTTACTGTACTTGTTAGTGTACTACCTACATTTTCGTCAACTGCTGGTCCTAATCCTGTTTGGTCGCCACTGTCATCATCTCTAAAAGAAATTCTAAACTGTATAGTGTCAGTACCTACTAATCTAGCTTCAACGATATAATCATTTTCAGCATATACGCCACTGCCTGTTTTTCTAAATATCTGCTGATACGAAGTTGTTAAATCTAGATACCCTACAGTTGATGTAGTGCCTGTTCCGGTTGCAGTAGTTGCAGTGCGGCCAAACTTAATAGTACCCATATTAGTTACCATACTATTCCAGTCGTTGTACTTTGCTCCGCTTCCGCCTGCAAAAGATGCACTAAAACGAATTTCACCGCCAGCATTAAAGAAATAACGCATGTGATCTGCACCACTAGCAGTATGATTTGCACCACCTGTTGTTTTTGTAACTTGCCCACCTGGAAATGCAACTGACACAGTGTGTTGAATAACATCAGGGTTATTACCCCAGTTACTAGAACGAACACTTGATATCTTGCTTTCAATACTCATTTGTCCGGATGCAGCTAAAAGTCTATTTGTTTCAGCTTGACCTACAACTGTGTTATAGTCGTTATGACCTTTTATGGTTTCGTTTGGAGTAGTACTTGCGTCTGCACCAATAATATTTGTAGCTGTTATTTGTGAAATAGTAGTTGGAACACTGCCGTCTTGGTGTGCTTTAGCATCGACTATATCAGCATATAGTTCATTCATGTCTGAAGCTTCGATAGTTTTAGCAACAGGAACACTTATTGCTGCTATACTTTGTCCATAACCGTAGTCACCGGCGCCGTTGCCTAAAACTTTTTGAATTCTAGTTTGCAGATCATTATACTGAGCTGCTGTAATTACGTCACCTACACTTACGGTTCCCATTCGCTTGTCCTCTTTTACTTGTTAGTTATTTATACCTTTAGAACACACTCGATTAATTTTTCGCCTGTGTCTTCGCTTGACTCTAGTGCAACGCCAACAAGTCCGTTAGATGCAATTGTAGATGCAATACCATCTTGCCAGGCATATACTGCCATGCCTTTAGAAATAGGACCAGTTACTCTTACCGGAACTCTGCCTTTAAGTGCTAGAGCTTGACCGTCTGCGTCTGCGTTCATCAAATATGCAGGCTTTTCAGATACAACACCGACTACAAAATCGCTTACCTTTGCAGGTCTTGTTTCTGCATCGCCGCCAACAGCCATTACTGTTCCTACTGGATGTTCTTCTTCAGTAGTATACTTTTCAGCAAGGTCAGCATACTGCGCACTTGTAGCAATACCTATAAATCTGCGTGCTTCGATATCTCCGTTTGCGTCTCTTAGTGCTACTGTATTTGGAACATCGGTAAAGTCTGGATAATATATGTTCCCTGTTAGTTTTACTCCTGTAGCACTTGTAGCATTGCCGTCAAATGTATCAGCATATACAACATCCCACGGGTTGTTTAATGCTCCTAATGTTTTGGTTGCAGTCGCAGGTTGAATTGAATCAGGATGTATACATGCTACTTTTTCAATTGTGCCGCTGTTGTTTACATAAAAACAAATCTTATCGCCTGTGTTTTGTTTGATTCTTACTTCAGACCCGTCAACATCAATTACAAGATCGTTATCGTCGCCAACAGTTAATCCGGGGTCGGCAAATTCAACATTCTGTGTAAATGCTGCGTTTAAGCTAGTTAAGTATTCACTTGCCGGCGTTCCACCTAGCTTGTCTGCATTTGTAGCAGTACCGTGATATCTCATCGCCGAACTTGTTACACCGCCAGTGGCATTAGTTGTATCTACTAGAGTAAGTCCTTGTCTAACAACATCAAACCCGGGTATAGCGTCTGCTGTAGAAATAGTAAATGTATCTGCACTTACAATATAAATTACAACATCATCTACTGTAGCTGCAATTACACTGTGTACACGACTAGGAGTAGCATTATCATTAAGCTCAATACTGCGCATCTGTGTAATATTGCCGCTTCCTGTGCTTTGAGGTCCTACTAGTACATAACCGTCTGTACCTTTTGCATACAATTGTTCATTTGTCGTATCCCACCAAAAATCGCCTTCAACAAGACCAGTAGGTGCAGTACCACTTGATGTAGATCCGCCTGCTGTTCTCCAAGATGTTCCATCGTAAAATTTAAGTTTTTCGGATCCATCTGTTGCATCGAACCAAATTTGTCCTTGTATAGGTTTACCAGGTGCTTGTCCGCTAGCAAAATTTTCTAATAAATGTACAAAATTTTCATTTTGTATTTCGCCGTATCCAGCGTAGTTTTTACCAACTAGTTTAAGATCGGTAGCGTTATTAATTGTACCGTCTTCGACAGTGGTTAAAAACTGCCCTCTAAAATTATCAATTTGATATGCCATTATATATACCCCGTGTACTATACATATTTATCTTTATTTTGTTTATGCTTGGAATAGCCAAGCAGCTCCGGACCAAACAAATGTTTTTACTACTCTAGTCGGAGTAACAGTTACACTTGTTACTGCATCAGTAAACTCAATGTTTTGTACAACACTTTGGTTTTCACTACCGCCGGCTCTGTCTACCGATACTGAGGTAATTGTTTTTGAACTTTCAACATCAGTTGTTCCTGTGTATGTATAAGTTGTTGCTAATACTCTGCACAATCTACCTGCGGCATTATCTGGAAACATTGTGTTTAAGTATGCTGCAATAGCTGTGTTACCTAAACCAGTAGCATCCATAGAAAACCCTAGGTCTGTTTTGTCAGTTTCAGTATCTACATATCCTTTTGTAGTAACACTATCGTCTGTGTTTCCGTCTACTACGCCTCTTACAATACTAGTGTTTACAACTACATCTCCTGCGGGTGCTAAGTTAAGATGCTGTCCGTTTGATGCACTAATTGTAGTGCCTGTAATTGTTAAAAACTGTGTTCCAAATGTTGTAAGTGTTCCTAGTGTTTCAAGACCCGGGGCACTTGTTACACTACTGCCTAATTCAGTTTCTGTTAAAACAGTGTTGTTATTAATTTTATATTGCTTTGTTGCAGTCAAGTTAAAGTCTTGATTACTAGTCCATGCTCCTGTGGCATTTTCCCAAGTAAGATCTTTACTTCCCTCTAGTGACTGTACAACAATTCCCGCGCCGTCTATTGCAATGTTGTTTGCAGTTGTACTATCTTCTAGGATACCTAGTTCTATAGTTTTATCTTGTACTTTGAGAGTAGTTGACTCAATATAAGTATTACTGCCTTTGACTGTAAGATCACCTTCAACTATTAAATTTCCTGGCAATGAGCTACTACCTATGTGCAGCATTGCCTCAGGACTGCTATTGTAAATGCCAACAAATGCATTACTCGAATCAATCTTAATAGCGTCTGTTTCATTTGTTCCGGTAGCAGCGCCGATTACTTTAATACTTAAATCATCATTTGGCACTAAGTTTCTGTAGACAAAGTTAGTGTTTTCGTAATTTTGTTTATGTACACTACTATACTTTAGACCATCACTTCCGCGAATAATTAAATTTGCGTCAATTGTGCTTGTAACATCTGTTCTTACAAGTTTTGTAATGTCAACTCCGCCAACGCCGTCGGCATCAGTAACAGTGCCCCTAATTTTATAATCATCGTCTAGTATTGTAAAACCTCGTTTAACAATTCGATTATTGTCAATATCTGTTTCAAGACCTTCAATAACATCATCTTGATTAGTACTTGCAATTTTAAATTCGAGATTAGATTCAATGCCTAATAATGTTCCTGCTATAAAGTGTTTTACTACACTTCTTTCGAACCCTTGCACATCTACAATAGTATCTGGAATACTACCAGTTATTCCTTGTGTTCCTGTATATAACGGTCCTACTAATTGTAAGTTGTCTCCGTCGTATGTGTATATTTGTTTTCTAGTTGTATTGTACCATAAGTCGCCTTGTGCCATACTAGGCTGAGACGCCTCTACATATGCACCGCCGGCGTTTTTAAAGTCGTCGCCGTCAAATACCTTAAGAGTGTCAGTAGTGGTATCAAACCATAACTGGCCTTCTAGAGGGCTTGCTGGAGCATTAGTTGCTGCAAAGTTTTCTAGAATTTTAACAAAGTTCTCGTTAAATGCTTCACCAAAGCCAGTACTGTTTTTTCCTATGAGGGTTATATCAGTTACACTAGTATTTTGAACACCGTCAATTAAATCTATTAATAATGTACCGTCTGTTTTGTTTATCTTATAACTCATGTTACATCCTTACCTGTGTAGATTATGTAGTTAACAGTCAAGTAAGGACTCATAATATCCATAGGTGATTGGGTATTATAATCTTTAATTCCGCCAACATCTAATATAGCACTGGATGTTTCTGCGCTTCCTGCAGGAGTAGGTACACTTACTGTCCCTGTAGTTGCACTTTCGGGCGTTGTTCTTGCTGCATAATATTGTCTATTGTTTGTGTCATTGTATAAATCATGTGTGTGATCAGGTAATTCTGACTGTATAATATTGTGTGTCTCATTACCTGCTGCATTACCTACAATGTCAGCTTCAGCAGCAGTAACACGGTTAGCACTTGTGCCTCCCATATTATCTGCACCCATTGGCACACGGCCTCTCATATCCGGTAGTCCGAAGTGTGCTGGTGCTGTTACACCTTTAAACTTACTTCCGATTGTTGCATATAATGTTGGGTACGCACTTATTAGTACTTCTCTGCCGTCACATAGTAACCATACGCCACCGCCCAATGCAGTAGGATCAGGATCTGTATCGCCAGCATAAGGCATAATTATACCCGGTGGCATTTTTGGAATACTTGAAAGCAATGCTGCGTGAGTTACTTTCTTTAATGGTTCATTAACATCATCGGGTTGATTTATCAGTAACTCGTCTGAAGGTGAAATAGTTGTTGCTTCTGTTTTATTATTAATAAATCCATTATCAATTTGTGTTGTAAATGTTGCTACGCCGCCTGTTTGTTGTCCATTAAAACTAATACTGTTACTTGAGACATCGCCTGTTAAACTAAACACAGTTGGACTAACTAGAGAAGTAGCAGGTCCATTCATTTGTCCTGTAACTGTACCACTAATGTTACCTACCAAGTTACCATAAAATGTAGAAGCATATACTGATCCAAAATTGTTTGTATTACTTCCTAAATTGGCAGTATTATTTGTAGCCGGCAATAAACTACTAGTAACTGTTGTTTCGCCTATTAGCTTTGTGTTTCCTTGGACATAAAGTCCTTTGGATACATTTATTCCACCTGATGTCTGTAAACTACCGGTAGTTATTGATGTAGCATCTTCGGTACCTGATATCAATAACTTTTGGTTTGTTTTTATATTACCGTTTACATCCAATGTTTCTTGCGGATCTGTTTTATTAATTCCCACAGTCTTATCTGCGTTTACACGCACTACTGGAGCAATACCTGTTCCTACATTTAATCTTATATCTATACTGCTAGATTCGTTAGTATTTGTAATACTACCGCTAGCACCGTCAACTGTTAGATTAAAGTTTTGTCCTTCGCCTAACTTTAGGCCGTTGTTGTTTCTAATTTTTAATACTTTTTCAAGTGTGTTTTCTGTATCGTTACGAACAAATCTTGTGCTAGGCACTGTTGTGTTTCCGACTAGTAGATTTGACGCAGTATTAGATGGTCCATTATATTGTGCAATACCTTGACTGTTTATGTCGTTTGTACTTAGATTTATTCCTGGCTCAATTGTAGCAAATCCTGCAATAGCTGCTTTAGGTTCAAAACTATTTGAACTAATAATTACTACTGGTTTTGCTTTAACTTCAATAACCATAACGGTGTAGGTAAAATTATCTTTACCTACAACTTCTTGGATTTTAAATCCTGTACTCAGTCCTTGACTAAACTCAGGACCTACTAGTAACCAATTACTGCCAGTGTATAGATAAAGCTGTTGACTGTTGGTGTTAACCCAAAGGTCACCGATTAAACTATTACTTGCAGCAGGTTCTGCTGTACTTTTTTTGACACCACCGGCTGCAACTGGATTTAAACTACTATCATATACATAAAGCTGTTCTTGGCCCGGCGTAGTGTCGTACCAAAGTTGTCCTGCAACAGGATTACGAGGAGCATTTGGTGCAGCAAAATTTTCTAATAGATGTAAAAAGTTTTCGCCAATTACTGTGCCATATGCTGTAACATTCTTTCCGGGGAACCCGAGACTTGTAGTTTCGTCAATTGTTCTATCTTCTACCGTAATAGATCCGTTAGCCGGTTCGTCAGTATGTTTTATTGTATATGGCATCTATTATCCCTCATTAAATCCTGTTAAACTTTGGATTCTTACTGTATAATCAATTTGAATTAGTCTGTTAAGAGATTTTTGTACAGGGTGAAAAATTACATGTGTAATAAGTTTGCCCTCACCTGTATTAGAATAACTACGCAATCCTAATTCATCAAATACATATAAGCTATCATTGTTGTCAGTTGTGTCAAATGCATCTTGTCCTTCTGGCTCGCCGTAATCTAATAAGCAAGTAATAAAGACATCTGTGTAATTTGTACCGTTTACATGGCGTGTTTCAATTTTGTTGCGTACTTTATCAGTGTTTGACGGACTATCTGCAACTACTTTACTAAATGTTTTATTATAGAGACTTGCATTTGTTCCTGTGCTGTTTGGTGTTAAGTATGTAATAACACCGCTAGGATCTAAGTTAGTGCCGCCGTTGCCAAAATCCATACTCCAAACAAAACCACTTCCCTGATTTGCAATACTTTCAGCAAGTGCTATACTCATATTTTCGTAATGGATAGCATTACGCTTGTCAATAATAGTTTCGCCCGATTCTGGATCGTGAATCTTAATATGGCCTTGAACCATTACACCGTGTTTATCATTTAGCATTATAAGTCTCTCTTTCAACTAACATATGTATTTATTCGGGCAAACCGGATGTTGCATCTCGTAAGAAAGATGATATTCTAGTTTTACTATCTACCATAGAAACTCCTTCTTGTCTCCACTGGACGCCTACTTTTCTTACAACTTTTATTGTTAAACCATCTTCTGGCACATTTAACAGTCTTAGTATATTGTCTTGCGAACCGTGTACACTAAACTCCGGTGGAAGAATTTCATCTGCTTCTGGACTTGTTTGTGCAATGTTAAAGTTATACTTAGATAATTCTGTTTTTCTCAAACGCTTGCCACCTACAAATACTTCAAACTGATTAACTCCGTACTGAGCTGAAAAGTCTAATTCAAAGTCACTGGTTAAACCGTCGCCGGTAAATTCTTGTACAATTGTTTTATCGTTGTAAGGAATAGTTTCGCCTCGACCTTGATTACTTACAGTTGTGCCTGCAGGAACAGTGTTATTTACACCTGTGCCTAGTGTGCCGCGTCTGACCTGTCTCAATACATTATCTTCTTTGACAAAGTATTCGATTCTTTCGCCGTCGATAAAAATTACACCTGGTAAATTTAGAGTCTTGTTAGGTTCATCTAGGACACTTCCGTCTGTTACATAGATTCTTAAATCTGTAACATTTAATGGTTGATCTAATACAGTTTCAGTAGCCTTGTTAATTCTCTTGTAGTGTGTTCTATTAAGAATATCTTTAAAGATTTTGTAAGCAAATCTTTCTACATTTACTGATCCACTAAAATGTACTATATCAATCTCGTCACCGTTGTTGATTTTCTTGTAAATTTTAACTAGCTCGTTGCCGTCAACTAGCCCATAATCTGTTGTTGGGCTTAGAAGCTCTCCATTTAGTGCTACCCAAACATACGCTTCGTTGAGAACTGGAGATCCTAGTTCTATAATACCTAAACTACTTTGACTATATGTTTTCCAGTCTTCTGTACCTACAACTAAAGTTTGCCTTTTTAGACTTGTAGTTGTTGAACGCTTAACATCTAATATGTCATGCTCGCTAAATTGGTAAACATTAATCAAATCATTACTTGCTGGAACTTCTGTAAGGCGTAATACCCCGTCAGTAATTCTATAGTTCTTGTTTACAGTGTAAACTTCAACACTGTCTCCTACACTATAGAAACCGTCAAACAATTCAACTGTGCTATTTTCAGTATACCATCTATAACTTACTGTATGTGTTTGCAACTCACCGTTTATGTAAACTTCAATTTCTTCAGGAGTTTTACTAAAGTATGGAATAGCAAATTCGCTTATTGCGTTAAATCTATCTGCTGTTGCAGTAAACAATGTGTTATATCCTGTATCTAAAATACTGTTATTTTTAAGAACCAATACTTTTGTATCTACAGGAACACTAGTAAACGGCTGTTGCGATAGCGTAAAGTCTATTGTACTGCCGTCTCCAGTAAATTTATCAATTGTAATTTCACTAAATGTTTGTGTTTCTTGTCCATAAATTGTATAGTTGATTAAACTTCCCGCAGCAGGCGCTTGTCCAAAATCAAGTATAAATGCATTTTCATACTCGTATTCTTCTGTGCTTTGTAGAAGTCTTACACCCGATACATCACCTTCAGATAGTAACACACTTAATTTTTTACCATCAACAGTAACAAATGCGCTTGTGCCTTCAGTATAGGTTAATGTTGTTAAGAATTGTGTTGTACTACCGTCACCTACAAATGTGCCGCTGTCTAGTATGCCAGAGCCATTTGACCCTATTACTAGAGTAGTAATAATTGTGTTTTTAGGCGGAGTAGTATTGAGCGTAACTGTTTTATTAACATAATCAATAGTGTAATCACTAGAGTCCAAAACTTTGTTAGAATACTCATTATTGGTTAATCTTACAATTAGACTTTCTTCTTTTACCGGAGTGTATCCAATATCTAGTGCAACATTTAATGCATCAATTTCAGTTTGTGCAACTACAATTTCTGCTTGCTTGTCGACAATTGCATTTTGAATATTTAATACCGCAGTTGTTTGTGTCGAAATCTGAGCCTGTTTTGCAGATATTTCAGATTGTTTGTTGTTTACTTGAGATTGTGCTGCATTTACTGCATTAACATATTGTTGATAATCAAATTCATAATTGGAAATTTGTCCTTCGACTGCTGTCCTCTGACTAGTCAATGATGATATTTCACTTGTTATGCCTTGTATTTGACTTTGTAAGGATGATATCTGAGACTGTACAGATGATTGCTGCGATTCTAGTGATTGTATTTGAGATTGCACACTTGCAATTTGACTCTGTTTGCTAGATATCTGACTCTGTACTGAAGGTATTTGACTTTGTAGAGATAATATTTCTGCTTGTAGTGCAGAATACTCCGGGTCACTAGGTAGATAGTTCTGCAGATCGTTTTGTGCAGATGTTAACTGTTGCTGTAAACTTGTCAGATCACTGTTTAGAGTACTTAGCTCACCTTCTAGTGTTGACAGTGTTTGCTGCTGTGTTGTTAAGTTTGCATTTATAGTATTAAGTTCTGCTTGTTTTGCACTAAGTTGAGATTGTAAACTAGATATTTCAGCATTTTTAGCATCAATCTGAGATTGCAGATTGTCAACTTGTGCAACTAAACTTAGATACGCACTTTGTGTAAGATCATTTTGATCTCTTAATAATATTGCAGCAGCAAGGTTGTCTTCTAACACTTCTAGTTCGCTATTAAGAGAATCTAGTTGACTGTTTAAAGATTCTAGTGTAGTTTCTTGAGTAGTGTAGTTTGTTTGTAAACTTGTTAGCTGACTATTCAGTGTATTCAATGTTGCATATTCTACATCACCGTCAAAGTAATGTGTTCTAGTAACTATTACACCTTGTCCTGTTCCTATACGGTCATAGACTTTGATGTCAACAGTATCTAACATCTGTCCTGGAACATGTTCGTCTGTGCTCTTAGAAGTAGTTGGTGTAACAAAGCCGTCGCCGTCGATAATAATTTCGCCTGCTGCTATACCTGCTGCGTTTCCGTATGTAAATGTGCCACCGGAAAGCTGCGAGTCGTAACTGTCACCGTCTGGTAAGAATGTACCGTCACTGGTGATTTTTCTTACAGCAATGATATCGCCTTGTGTAAGACCCCAGGTACTAGCATCAATCTGTGTAGTTACTCCGTCGCCTGTAATGCTTTGTAGTATAGCATCATTGTTAGTTTGTTGCGGTGTTCCAAAATCAGGATCATCAACTTTTACATTGTTTATATAAACATTATAAACTATACCGGACTCTAAAGCTGTAGTTAATTCTAAAGTAGTAGTACCATCGAATCTTATAATCTCATCTTCAAATGTTCCGCTGAATGTGTCCCAGGCACTTGAATACCATTCGTCTGCATCCCACCCAGCTTCTGTGTCAAAATCAAAACTTGTAATTTCAACGCCGCCGTAGTCTATTCCGTCTAGCATTTGGTTTAAGTTATCAGTACCGTCTGCGTTTTGTGTAAAGCCCGGCATGCCAGCAACTGGCTTATAGAGATTTTGTATTCTATCTGCTGCTGAAAGAAACGCAGGATCAATTGAATATTTAACAGATACTGTCTTGCCTATGATTAGAGGATCAGTAAAGTTAATATATCCTTTATAGATTGTATAATCATTAAAGTTTGCATCAACTTTGTTGTTAAATGTGTATTCACTTTGTAGTGCTTCTTCGCCGTCTACTGTTACTTCAATATTTGAAACATTTAGATCCATTGGCCAAGTTAAAGTAAACATTTGCTGATTAGTAGTACTTGTAAATGTTTCTGTTTTAGATAAATCTAAATACTTTGCTTGACCACTTATTCTATCAAACTTAATAGTAGTGTGTGTTTTACGAATTGTATCATTCTTTATAATAGCAGTGGCAGTGGC